CTAGCTGGCCGGTGTCGAGTTCGTTGTAATACTTCTCTCGACGCTCGGTAGCTGTGAGCTGACGGTTGCGCTGGTTGCCAAGACGAAAGTTACGCCAGGCCTGCGCCTGCGCCTTGCGCTTCTTGATGTGGGCCTCAATCGTAGCGATGTCATGATCGCCATACTTGGCCTTGAGTTTGGCCTCGTACTTGGCACGGCGCTCAGCATTCCGCTGCTCACGGCTCTTTCGAGCGCCCTTACGCATCCCCTTGACCCCGTAGTGCATGAGTTGGTCACTCATGGAGTCTCCTTCTGCAGGTTGATACGCCAGGCGTACTCCTGAAGCTGCTTCTCAATCGCCGTAACGACGAAAGAGTTCGCTGGCGGGTCGAACACAAGCCGCACTTGCAGATACAGGTACGTCTTGACAGCCTCTACGTTCTTTGTGATGCCGTTGAGGTACTGATCCCAGGTCTCCGTCTTGCCGGTGATCTTGAACGAGGGCAGACCAATCTGCTCCGCGAACATGAGCGCCGTGTTTGTGTGGAGAATAATCTCTTGGTCGAATACCGTATAGTCCTCAGTGATGCCGAGGGCCTTCTTGATGTCGTTCAATATCGAATC